TGTGGGCAAATATTGTTTCAAGGCCGGATTATATTTACAGGGGATTACCCACGACCTATCAAAGTTCCACCCGGTGGAATTTTTTGAATCCGTCCGCTGGTATGATGACCACATATCGCCCATGGATAAATGCAAGAAGGCAAAAGGTTACTCCAACGCCTGGTTCCACCATCGCGGTAGAAATAAACATCACTATGAATTTTGGTGTGATAATTTCGAAAAAGGAATCACGTGTGTGGATATGCCATATAAATATGCGTTGGAAATGTTGTGTGATTATATAGGCGACGGGAGAGCATATATGGGTGGAAAGTTTTCATTTTCAAAGGAATACGAGTGGTGGTCAAAAACAAAACAGCCGGTTGCAAAAATGTCGGATAATACAAAACAATTTATTGACTCCTGTTTATTTTCATTGGCACAGTTGGAGGAAAGATGGCCGGATGAGATTGATAATTTTTGGAAAAATAAAACATATAAAACAATTTGGAATATAACAAATAAACAACAAAAGAATGGATAAAAGTAACGTTTTTAAATTGGAATTGGCACAAATAAAAAATACCGAGTTACGGAACGCCATTATCGGCTATTTTGAAAATGTGGTTCCTGGTTATTTTTGGACTATGCCTGCATCGTCCACCGGTAAATACCATCCGGATCAGGACTCCGGTGAGGGTGGCCTGGTAAGACATTCGCGTATGGTAACACAGGTTGCGATCTCCTTAATGCAGTTGGAAATGTGGTCGGCATTGAAATCATACGAGGACGACATATATGCTGCCTGTTTAATCCACGATACGTGGAAATTGGGTGATATGGTAACCGAATACGAACAAGGTAAAACATACTCGGTTCACGACCACCCATTATTTGCAAGCCACAAATTCTATGGATTTGTGCAGACGTGGCCCAACGCAAGCGATGAATTGAAAAAACATTGTCAAACAATATGTCAATGTGTGGAAACACATATGGGCCAATGGAACAAGCCAAAGTTTCCCGGTGCCGGGCAGGTATTGAAAAAACCGGAATCGGCGATACAAAAATTCGTCCATTTATGTGATTATATCGCCTCACGAAATTTTATAGGCACTTTGGATAAGATTGATGGTAAAATATAATCGTAAATAATTAAAAATCATTACCATAAATTTATTTTTATATAAATAACAAAAATTTAATAATTTTATGTATAAGTATATAGGAATACGAGGTCATCGTGGGTCGGGGAAATCCTCGATCGCATTGTTGATTGCATCCATTCTCGACACCTTAAAAACCGGCGGCAATGTGGATGATGTTTATGGTAATATGGTTGATTGTATCCACACCGGCAAGGATTGCGGCAGTTTCCATAACGTTTATATTGAAACATTCTCCGACACGCCAATAACATTAATCCATATGATATTTGGAATACCAATGGAGGACTGTTATGATGATTGGAAGAAGGATAATATGTTTATAAACCTGAAAACATATGAATATACCGACACGGTTCCGGAGGAAAGGTGGAATGCCACCGAATATTTCGAAAAACGATGTAACGAGGTGGATTGTGAGGCATCCCCCCATAAAATCAAGGACGATGTGTGGTTTTCGTTGCGTGAGTTGATATCATATTACGGCAACTATGTGATGAAATATTTTTTCGGCGCCAACGTATGGATAAAATCGATGAATGTATTTGAATCCGAAATGGAGGAATTTTATACCGGCGATGAGGTTGTATGGAAAATTTACTCGGACGTGAAGTTTACGTCGGAGGTGGATTTCATCAAAAAACGTGGCGGCATAATCATCAATCTAAAGCGCCCGCACAAGGATAAGGGGAACCTCGATACGTCCACCAACCTCAAATACGACAAACGTATTGACTTTGAATTGGAATATGATGAGATAGGTTCCGAAAGTACAATGAATAAAATCAAGGAAATTTCAACTAAAATTTATGAAGGTTAAGAAAATAGCCATCGATGGTTTCAAGTCCTTTTATAAAAGAACGGAAATCGATTTCGATGATGTGAAAGGTTTGTGGAGAATTTCCGGGGATGTAGGTGCCGGAAAAACCACAATTGGCGAGGCGATAATGTATGGATTATTCGGTGATGTTAAAGGTAAGAATAACGCCGCCCTTGTCTCGTGGGGCTTAAAAAAAGGATTTATAGAGGTATGGTGTGAAAGCGCCGGCCGGGACATATATATCAAACGTGAGTTTCGACTTCAAGGTCAGGCGTCATTATATGTAACCGTGGATGGTGAGGAATTAATATTCACCAACAAACGTGATGCGCAAGGCCAACTCGAAAGTGATTACTACGATATTTCCCGGATGACGTTGGAATTGTTGTGTATTGTAAGTTTTAATAACTTCAAGTCAATCACCACATTAAACGCGGCGGATACCAAAAAGTTCCTCGACCAGGTATTTGGTTTTTATATTATAACCCAATATGCCGACGCCACAAAGGATCTCCGGAATGAATCGATTGAATTGGAGGGGGAAATAAAACAATCCATTAATAACATCCAAATGCAAATCAATAAGATTATTGAGATGTCCAATAAAACCAAAATTGAGGGTGATATGGATAAAACCTTTGCCGATATGAAATCCCAAATATCATTGCAAAAACAGGCGAAGGAAAAATTCATTAAATTCCAAACCGAACAAAATAAAATACTCCGGGAACTCCAATCAAAATTGTCGGAAATTAAGACGTTGGGTCTGAATAAGAAAAAGGAAATTGATTTCATCAAACAAGGCATATGTCCTACCTGCGGTGCCCCGATAGACCAATCACAGTTGCCTATAAAGGAAAAGGAAAAGGAAATGTTGGGTGAACAATATAAGGAGGTAAATGAAAAATACCAAACGGTTTCCGGCAGAATCACGGACCAACAAACCAAGTGGAGTAAAATTGATACCGAGTATGGCAGTAAGATAGTGGAATTGAGTTCGTTATATAATCGTCTTTTGGATCAATCAAAACGCACAAAAATCAATACGTCCGAGATAGATAAGTTAAATGGCGATATAAAGGATTTACAGGATAAACTCCTACTTGCGGAAAAGGATACGGAGGAATGGAATCAATTATTCGATTTGTTTACAACAAACATGAGGACGAATACCCTATCGAACTTCATTCCTATCCTAAATCAAAACATTGCGCGGTATATGTCGCAATTGCACCAACCTTACGAATTGAAGTTTTCAAACGACTTCAAAAGCGAGTTGATAATCTTTGGCGTCGACCGGCCAATACCGGTGAGTTCACTTTCGACCGGTCAATTAAAAACGGTGGATATGACCGCGATGTTGGGTGTGTTGAGTGTTATTATGCATAATGTAAATTTTAATATAATGTTTTTGGATGAGTTAATTTCCAATATGCATAGTGACCTACGTGATATGGTTTGTGAGGTGTTGCGTTCATCCTTACATAAGGATCAAACAATATTCCTCATTTCCCATACCGACCTAAACAATACATACCTCGATGGCGAGATTGAGGCCAAAATGGAAATGACTAAAAAATTCAGTAGGGAAACCACAATAAAAATCAATAAGTTTAATTAAATTTTTTCCGGTTTCACAATATATTAATCCATAAAAATTCAATATATGCAAATAAATAGTGAGTTACCATTATGTATGTTAAATATAGGAACGGCATTAAATGACTATGATTTTGTCCTCCTACATTTAATGGATAATGAAAAATACCTCAATTGGGTATTACGTCAACGCCGGGAATGGCCGGATCGTTTGATGATAATGGATAATAGTGCATACGAATATTTTGTAAAAGGTGAGGAATTTAATCCAAAGTGGTATGCCGAAATGATTGGTATTGTCAAACCGGACTATTATATTCTTCCGGATAAATTAATGGATAAGGATGTCACGTTGGAAAGATCCATCGAATATTTAAAAAAATATTCAACGCGAGGCCTCGAACGACCACTTGCGGTGGCACAAGGCAATTCGGAGGAGGATTTGGTGGAATGTATCCTAAAATACAAGGAAATTGGTATTGAATACCTGGGTATTCCATTCCATCTAAAGTTCTACACCAAAATGGAACACGACTTCGATATTATAAAGGTTTTCAAGTCAAAATATCCGGAAATATCGGAGGATATATTATATGCCATGGGCAGGGTACAATTCGTCCGCAATCATATGGATATAATAAATGAATTTCCAAAGGTTCATTTTCTTGGATCACATTGTCCGCTCGAAAAGGTTTTTTACAAATGGGGCAATGCCACGATGGATACCGGATATCCGGTCAAGTTGGCGATGGAAGGTATAAAGTTATTCAAGGAGACCAAAAAACCGGAAATTATTATTGATGATTTCCTATATAATAAATTAACGGACGAACAACAAGGTTTAATTATAAATAACGTAATGAAATTCAAATTGTTATGAGAATAATATTTACAGGGGCACAAGGAACCGGGAAAACAACGATTCTAAATTACTTTCAAGGCAAGCAACCTATTATAACGAATGTATGTAGAACGTTGGCGAAAAACGGGGTAAAAATAAATGAAATGGGCGATGACGAATCACAGGCGACAATTTTTGATGTATATTACGACCTATTATCCCGAAAGAATTATATCAGCGACCGTGGCCTAACGGATGTGATGGCATATAGTAAGTGGTTATTTGAACATGGCCGTTTGAGTGAAAAGGAATGGAAACGTGAACAACGTATATTCAAAACATTCATCAAGGCATATCCGGCGATATACTTTTATTTCCCAATAGAATTTAGGATTGAGGATGATGGCGTCCGTTCCACGGACGAGGATTTCCGTAAGGAAATTGATGCAAACATTCTAAAATCATTGCAGGATAATCCGGAAATTCCGGGTCTTACGGTACACGGTAGTGTGGAGGAACGACTTGAATTTATCAACCGGATGCTACAATTTTCGACAAGATTAATTAACGCATTTTCAATAAATGGAAAAATTATATAATGAAAAATAATATGGAAAAGGAAACATCGGAAAAAACAACAACAGGTGGAATCTCATTTTGTGGATTACTTACAATTGTATTTATAGTATTAAAATTAACCGGATTTATCGGTTGGAGTTGGTGGTGGGTATTGGCGCCAATATGGGCTCCGGTGGCATTGGTCCTAACCTGTTGGATAATATTATGGACAATTGTTGGCATAAAAATTGGAATGAAAAAATAAATATTAAATAATATGGAAAAAAAGGTAGTTTTAAGTTTAAGTGGTGGGTTGGATTCCACGTGTCTTTTGATGACCTATTTGGCGAAAGGTACGGAGGTCAAGGCCTATTCATTTAAGTATGGACAAAAACATTCCATCGAATTGGAGAAGGTTGTAAAAAACATCAAATTTCTTCAGGAAAAAGGTTTCAAGGTTGAACATCACATTATTGACCTAACGTCGGTATTCAACGAAAGTTCAAGTTCATTATGCGGTGATGGGGGTGATATCCCGGAAGGCCATTATGCGGATGAAAATATGAAGTCCACCGTGGTTGAAAATCGTAACGTAATCTTTAGTTCGATTATATTCGGTAAGGCATTAAGTTGGGCAAAACATACTGATTCGAATGTGGTAATTTCACTTGGCATCCACGCAGGCGACCATGCCATCTATCCGGATTGTACACCACAATCACAACAGGCGGCCGAACATTTGTTTAAGATTTCAAACTGGGAATCGGAACGTGTATCCTATATGGCGCCGTTTGTAAATGTGGATAAAGGTGAGGTTCTTGGATTTGGATTGGAGGCAATGAAACAATTGAACTTTACGGAGGATGAAATCAACTTCGTATTGGGTAATACCCACACCTGCTATAATCCCAACGAAAAAGGCGAAAGTTGCGGTAAATGTGGGTCCTGCACGGAACGTTTGGAGGCATTCGAACATAACCATATCAAGGATCCGGTACCTTATCAAAAGTAATAACAAACAATTAAACAATATGGAACAACAGGATAACAAACAAAAAATGGTATGGTTTTCCATACCAAAGGAGGCGATCAAAAATAAAACGGCAAAGGCGGTATTGATAGCATTTGGCGGACCGGAAATATATTCCCACAAGGATATTCCATTACAATATAAGTGTTGGCTTCCATTTTCGAGGGTGACCGTAACGTCAATGAATGCGAATATGATGAAGGTTGAGTTGCCATTATGGCTGGCCGAAAAAAGTATTGTATCACAATATGCAACTTTACAGGGCCTGAATTAAATTTTTTGATACGACCGTATATATTAATAAAATTTTATATTATGCAATTAACAGGAAAACAAATAACCGAAAAACAAATAATCACCAACGTAGGCGAAAAATCCATCCAGCAACAAGGGGTGGATCTCCGCCTCAAACGTATAGGCCGCATTGACTATCGAGGCGATATGGGTGAAATGGGCTTCATTCCGGCGGATGGCAGGACATCAACGCCTAAAACCGAGTGGTATGAATCCGAATTTGAACAATACTCCATAACACTAATACCCGGATATTACGAGGTTGAATTTATGGAGGGCTGCAATATCCCGGCTAATTGCTCCTTACAATTAAAATCACGTTCGTCGGTGGTACGATGCGGTGGTGAGATTCGTAGCGGTCAATTTGATGCGGGATTTAGGACCGACAATATCGGATGTTTTCTAAAGGTGGAGATACCAATGAGTGTGGAAATCGGTGCGAGAATGGCGCAGGCGTTGGTATTTGAATCCTACCCTGTGGAAAACCTATATGATGGCCAATGGCAGGGGGATAAACAAAGAAAATCATAAAAAATCCCCGGAATTATTAACAAAAAGGAGGTTGAAAACATATTATTTATATGAATTTAATTTCCAAGTCAGTAAACAATTTTAATTAACAATATTATCAACTTTTAAAAAATTTTTAACATTATGGCACAAAATCAAAATGCAAACGATGATTTCGTAAACTCGTTAATGGATTTCGATCCACAAAACCTTTCAGTTTTCAAGGAACCGGAGAAAAAGGATTACAATGTAAACATCTACAAAACCAATCCGGTTAAGTTCTCAAAATCCGAGGATGGACACTACCGCTCAAAGGTACGTATTATTTACAATCCATTCAGTACGGAACAATCAATTGTACGTAAGGTCTCATACGCATTAACGGATGCAAATGGTTTCTTTATGGCCGATTCAAAATTGTCAACCGGCGACCGTTCCTGCCCTATATTCACGGCGTGGAAAAAGGTATGGTTCAATAAAAACAAACCGGAGGACGAACGTAAGGCATTCTGCAAGGAGGTTTTCCAGCAAAATGATGAAAACTATGTATTGGTGCAAATTTTGGAGGATGAAAACCAACCTGATCTTGTGGGTCAATTCAAGGTATGGAAATTACCAAAGGCCGTTTACGACATTATGGAGGCAAAAATGAATCCAAAGCCTGAATCAAAGAAGAAACCGGTTGCGATTATGGACTACCTATTCGGTAAACCATTGGAAATCGACGTTGCACCGGGACCTGACGATCCAAAACATCCTGAACGTAAACAACGTGAGATTTCATACTCATTATGTTCATTCGCGGACGACAGCGAGCCAATCCGTAAGATTGATAATACCCCATTATTTACGGAGGATGAACTTGAGTTGATCGAAACGTATATGGATGCGAAGGCAAAATACGAAAAGGCAAAGGAGGCCGATAAGGCAAAGAAATTGGCCGCCGCACAGGAATTGGTACCACAGGTGCGTGAGTTGTACAAAAAGGCGTTGGATTACCTACGTGAAAATTGCCTTGACATTGTTGAGGAGGTTGGATACAAGGAATGGTCTCCTGAATTGAGTCAACGTGTGGCAAAATTCATTGCAAATGCGGTACAATTCATCGATCCAAAAACGGTAATTGACAACCCATTACTACAAGGTGCGCCTGCATCGCCGGAGGAAACAAAACAGGTTGTTGAGGAAATGCAACCGACGGTTGTATCCGGAGGTGAAACCGACGACCTTCCATTCTAACAAGTAACAAACGAACCGGGTGGGAAACCATCCGGTTTAAAAAAAATATGTATTAATATGACATTTAGTGAATTAAAGGCAAAAATAATTAGAGCCTGCGGTACAACCGTTTTAAATCGCCAATTGATTGAAAAACCAACGGATGCCGGATTTAGGAAAATATTGAGGTCCTGTACAATTCCGGGATTTCAAAAATACATCCGTCAATATTTTGAAACGGTACTTGGTAAAATACAACCCGATCCACTTTCGGAAGTAAAAATTGTAACGGAGGATGAACCTGTTGAGGTTGAGGAAATTCCTACGGAGGAACCTGTAACCGTAACGGAGGATGAACCTGTTAAGGTTGAGGAAACCATTGAGGAACAAACGGAGGAAACAACCGAACAACCCGAACCTGTTGATGATCAGGCAGCGGATGTAGTTGAACAACCTACGGAGGTGATAATCCCCGACGAATCAATCGAGGAGCAACCTGAACCTGTTGATGATCAGGCAGCGGATGTGGTTGAACAACCTACGGAGGAACCTGTTGAGGTGGTTGAGGCAAAACCTAAAAAGAGAAAAGGACGTAAAAAATAATCGTCATCATTAAAAAAAAGGTCCGGGAATTAAATTTTTCGGACCTTTTTTATATATTAATATGTAAGTTAAATTTAAAGGATTAAGGATATGAAAACAATTTTTACATTCGGCGAGATAACAGGTGATGATCTTTATATGAAAATTATACCAACGGATGAGTTCCGCTCGGTATGGGTTAAAAAGGTTGTTCGCAACGGCAATATGGTAACGTTGTATGACGCCCGCGATAAGGAATTGGTAACGGTTCCTGCCGATGCGACAAGCCATATCGGCAACAACTGCATCATCTACTCGACCTACGGGGAAATCAATCAGGATAATCCAAAATATCAGGATGAATTCGGATATATTCGGGTTGCACGTTACCGTAACGGGGAGGAATTTTGGTCGGGCAAGTATTCATTTTAATAAAATAAAGGAGGATAAATATGGATGTGGAACCTAATTTTTTGGAAATACCATATGTGGACGGAATCTCATACATTCGAATGTGTAAGGTTTCAAAGATTGAGTTTGAGGTGGATGAAAATATTAACGGTGTAAACTACCGCATCACCATTCGATACGACGACGGAGGCATTGAGAGATTTTGCCTCCACGATGAAAACAAATGGAAAAAAATACGTGACAAATTTTTGGATTATTGTGAGAAGTTAAATTCAAATGCATAATACAATGTGGCAGGCGGATAAGGTAAAAATTTTCGATTTCAAACTCGATGATACATCGGCCGTACATAATCAAACGGAGTTAAATGATTTTATTGAAAAACATACGGTCACAAACGTCCTCGCAAATACATATACCATAACCATCCGCTCGGCGGTGTTCACATACATCCGCTATACGGTTTTTTACGAGGACTATTATTATGTTCCGGAAAGTGACGAATAATCGAAAATAAAATTTCAAAATTAAGGCGGTTTTTCTTGAGTTTAACAGGAGATCCGCCTTAACATAATAAATTATAAATGCCATGATGAGATCTCGCGGTAGGGCTCAAATAAATGGCAAAAAATTTTTTAAGGAAAATATTAAATATTTTTCAAATTCTAAATATATTATGTTTAAATTTGTAAAATAATATGAACGTTTCGTTAGAGCAAAGTTTGCAGGCATATAGGGTTTACCATACTCCGGTAAATTTGACGTGGAAGCAGCATTATGTTACGGAACGATTTTCAAACGACAATATATTACTATGTCCGAAGGATGAAAGGGATAAATTCCTGGGCCGTTTGATGGAAGGTAATATAATGATAGCACCTAATATTAAGGCGCGTGAGGGTCAGGTATGTCATTTAAAGGATTTGATAAACACCGTGGTGAATCCGGCCAATAAAAATATATTGAAGGCAAACCGTAAGGTGGTATATAGTTCATCAACCACGGCACGTCCTATTGGTAAGGCCGCATTCGATTTATGGAATGGATTTCAGGTAATCGATATGGATATCAAGGATGCCGGGATTTCCAACCGATTGAAGTCGGCGTTGTTTGAACGATTAAAAAAATTCAATTGGTTTTTGGGCATCGCATTATCATCATCCGGGAAAGGCCTACACATATATACAAAAATACAAATACCGGAAAATGAAACCGACCCGGTTCAAAAACGTATATTATTCTTTACCAATTTCCGTCATAAATATTCATTTGTATACCTTGCATGTATGAAATTGCAGGATGAAATTGGTTTTAATACGGATCAACTCATTCATTGGATGGACCTTGCGATGTTTAAGCCACAGCAAGGTGCATTTATTGGTTATGATGAAAATATATTGGTTAACTCCAACTTTTTTGAGGATTTTATTTATGTCAACTTCGATAATATCGAGGATATTGGATACGATGGGGTAATCGATTGGGTTACGTATCCGGATTTAAAGGAGTTATTCAAACGTTGGGAATGGTTTGCGGAGGATAAGGATGAGGAGATAGAGATTAATGTTAAGGAGGCCAGGCCATTGGAGGTGGATACCCATAATAAATTCCACTATAAACACCACGAACGTTGGAGGCTGGCAAATACGCTGGTTAAACTTTATGGCCTACAAACAGGTACAAGATACCTCCGTATGATTTGTACCAACGATATTCCGACAAAGGAAATACAGGCCGACTGTGTTACCGCCTCGCGTCACCAAAAGCCAATAGATGTTTGGGCCGTAAACCGTTTGAATACACAACACGGTTTCAAAATCAAACTTGACGTTGATTCCGCGGAGGAAAAAAAGGATGAGGATGATGCGATGTCGGTGATGGGGAAGGTTGAGTTGATAGATTCGCCCACGGCGATCAAATCATCCAAATTTTATAAGGAATTTCATATAACAAAGGATCAATATTTGGGCGATATTAAAGGGGATTTATTAAAAAACGTGGGGAGGGTTACATTAATTGAGGCCGGGGCGGGTGTGGGTAAAACCGAAATGGTTAAGTCCCTCGTACGTGATGGAAAAAAGGTCATTATGGTGATGCCATTCACCTCGACGATTAAATCGAAGGTGGAAAATGTGGATGATTGGTATTATTCATATGGTAACCGCAAGGTAAAACTCGATGGCAGCAAGGGGTTGGCAATGACAATAGATAAATTTTCCCGTCTGAATCTTATGGATGTCAAGGAGTGGGGATTTGATTATATATTTATTGATGAGTCCCACCTTCTATTTCAATCCGAATACCGGCCTATTATGCCAAAGGTAATCGAAATGATTTGTAATACGGAGGTGCCGATTATATTAATGTCGGGAACCCCTGTTGGTGAAACCATTTTCTTTGAAAATCTTATACATTTAAAGGTTATAAAGGAGGAAACAAGACAAAAGGAGTTCCGGGTACATATTACGGATAATCCCGGTCACCAATTGTTTTACCTATGTAATGCGATGGCGGAGGATATAGTTAACGGCCGCCGTGTATTATTTCCGACAAATAAGGGAACCGCATTTAAGGAACAGGTCGAGGCCGGGTTGAAGGAAATACTTGAATCCAAATATGCGTGGTTTGAGGACCTGAATGTAAACTATTATAAAAAATCAAACGTGGGTGAGGAGTTTATGAATAAGATAAATGTGGACAAAACAATCAAGGATACCCACGTACTTATGTGCTCGACATACCTATCCGTAGGTGTGGATATTTTGGATAAATATAAATTTAATATATATTTCGACGAATTATGGATGCCACAGGAGGTGGAACAGTTCGCCAATAGATTGAGGGCAAACGATTTGTTCATAAATCTATTTATAGCAAAAAATACCAACGAAGGTGAGTCCCGGAATATATATACATATCGTAAACTTGACCTTAATCTCGACCCTAATGAGGTAAAGGATGCCCACGCCCTGGTTCAATTGGCAAACGCCTCAATACAACGTTCTCCGCTTGAATATCGGTATAATACGTTGGTGTCCAATATTATTAAGGCAAGTAAGTTTATTGAATATGATGATGTGGATAATCGTTATAGAATCAACGCAATAGCATATAAGGTAATAAATTTTGAACATCGTTATCGGGATTATGTACAGCAACTTATGGTCCTCATCCGTGGGATGCAGGATTATGGATACCAATATTCCATCACCGATAAATCCGGTGAAAACCTCAATAGTGATGCCTGGCAGGCCTTCAATGTGGTAACACACGCGGCGAAGGACGAACGTGAACGTATCAATGCCAAACATATTGATGAGTTATTGGATATTATTACCGACGACCGCCTGGGTATATACAAATCGGTTTTGTCCGGTGAGTTTGATATCAAAAAGGGTGCGGATTGGACCGAGAATATTAGAAAACGGGAAATGACCGTAAAAAATATTGAAATATTTGAAAAGGTTATTCCATTATTTGTGTCCATGACGAAAATGTATTCGGTGGATGATGTGAAGGAAATATTTTACTTTTGTCGAAAAGGTAATTTATACAATTTCGCCGCAATTAGAAGATTGAGAACATTAATTAACATATTTTATTATAACAAACAAAAAAGATTGGATATACCATTTGCCGATTATATGAAGGATGTATATGAATTGGCGGAGGAGCCGAGAACCAAACAGGAGATGTTTGATTTCCTCGAAAATGAAACCAATAAGTATGCCAAAAATGATTCCACGGAGGATATTGACATAACAAAATCGCCGTTAACGATGGAAGGAATTAAAAAGGCGTTGGATGGTATATTAAAATGTTTATGTACCGTAAAAAGAAAAAATAAAAAATTTATATTGGAAAAAAATGAATTAATATGGAAGGAAAAGGAAACCGACTCCGAGTTTATAAACAAAAAATTCGAATTAAGTGAGTTCCTTGACGACCTGATTGTAACTATGGAGGAGGCAAAGTAAAATGGAATCAACCGACAAAAACATTATTCAAATTTATTTCAAGGAAATAAATGACATCTACACGGCAAATAATAACGACTATGATATAGAGTATTGTGCCGAGAATCGTGAGAAACTAATTCAAATGAACCTAAAATCGGTAATACATATTGCCAAAAAATATGTGGGTTTGGGTGTACCGTTGGAGGATCTTATATCCGCGGGCAATGTGGGATTATGTATAGCATACGACCACTATGACCCTAACCGCAATACATTAAAACAACAGGTTCTAAAAATCCTGAAGGAAAAGGACGATTTTATTCCATATGATGAAATGGGTGAGGTATTCACATTGATATCGTATGGTGCGTTGAGTAAAAAGTTTGCGGCCGATTTTCCGGAGGAGGGAATGTATAACAAACAAAAACTAATTGATTGGGTGCATAAGAATGTATTCTCCGCAAAATTTAATTCGATTGCGGCCATGTGGATTCGTGCCCATATAATGCAGGAAATTGATAATAACTCCCGCCTTGTAAGAAAACCGAAGGTGATAATTTATAAGGATAAACAGGAATCCAATACATATCAAACGGAAATACTTACGGACCTGACCGGGTTGGATAAGGATGATGATTATGCAGTGGATGGTAATACAATCCCGGAGGTAAAGGAATCATACAAAACATTCAAGGCAAACCTGAACCTGTTATTGGACGGTGTTTGTTCCCGCGATAGGGGAATATTGTTGAAAAAATTTGGTATTGGCCTTCCACGTCCAATGTTACCAAAGGAGATAGCGGATCAGGAGGGATTATCAATTGCCCGTATATCGCAAATCATCCAAAATACCACCGAAAAAATGATTGTGAATAGTAAAAAATACAATATAAATAGTAAACAGATGTATGACGATTTACAAAATATGACGTTCTAAAAAAATAACGGGGCTCACGCCCCGTTTTTTATGCATTTGGTTTATATTGAACCTTAACGCCATCGGCAATAAGTGTATTATTAATATCCGAAAGTTCCTCAAGAATATCCTTAAATACCTGCATTTGTTCCTCGTCATATTCCTTACGTTCCTTTTTCTCGGCATCACTTTCACCACCTGCAACAAAATCAACGGCGTCGCCGATAAAGCCACCAATACCCGATTTAACCCTACCGGCCATGGCACTGATCTTTGCGCCCAAACCTTCACTGCCACCATTCGCATCCTCAAGGGCGCCGGAAAGTCTTTCAAGGGCGTTTATAAGTCTATCGCTTATGGCATCCGCAAGTTTATCAAAATTACCATCGATGGTATCGCTGAATTTTGTAAGTTTATCAAGAACACCGGCCAATGCATTTGCCTTACTTGTATCTATCTTATTGATACTTTCAATAAATTTGGTATTATTATCAATAAATTCCGGGAATCCATCACCGAACTCGGCATCACTTACATTTTCAACAACCCTACTTAAATCCTTTGATATATCGACCAATTTACCGGAAATATCGGCGGCCTTTTCAATATTATTAAAATCAACCTTTCCAACCCAATCGGATATACCGAGAACCATATTGGCCACATTTGTTGAAAGTAAAGGTAACTCCGACCGAAGCGAACCCTCATTGAATGCATCACAAATTGTTTGACAACCTTCCAACACGGCCATCAATCCCTCCATAACATCAGGAACCTCATCAAGCCCATCCTTCGCGGCATCCATATACTCCTCAAATACATCATCCCACCAATCCTCCGCCTCACTTAACTGCATACCCATTGCCATCGCATCCATAAAGCCAAGTATAAGTTGTTGGATTGTATATGTAATCATACCTTGATTTCCGTGTACCCAATCAATAAGATTGATGGTTTCACCATTAACCTCGATGGTACCCTCGGCAAAGTTTTTAACCATATCAATCAGGTCATAAACAGGACCGACACATTCACCCAATTCCTCCATAAAATCAACACGGTGGGCGACACGTTTACACGTTTGCCAGTCGATTGAGGATATGGCATTTGCAAAACCTGTTATTAATGTGGTAAGATTATCACCTATTTTATCCAACATACCATTATTGAACATTTCAATAATGTTATACTCAACCTCCCGGCCATCCCTTGTAAATGTAAATCTACCATCGGCCATATCCTTAATGACACCAATCATTTGGGCCAATGCCGCGGACGCAGGACCTATTGCCATCGCAATTAAATTTGCCTTTACCACGGCCTTTCCGAGGGATGCCAATGGAACCGAAAGGATTGCATCAACAAATGATGTTATCAATGTAGGAATATTTGCCATCGCCTCCGTAACCTTTTCCTTATTGGATGCAACTTCGACGATTATTTGAATTGCCTCCACAATCGTTTTTATGGCGGTTGCCAACATTAACGCCGCCGCTCCAATGGAAATAAATGCGGCAATTGCCAATGCTATTACCACCCCGCCTACCCCGGATGCACAAAATGTTCCCACGGCGATAAACATTCCAACCAACATCATTGCGGTAACAACAAACGAACCTACGGCAACAAGGGCCATACCACTATCCACCGATTCGGTTACAATTTTAATCGCATATGCTATCGCCAATACACCAACGGAAAGTGCAAGAATGGAGAATATTGTTCCCATATCAATATTGGCCTCCTGAATGGCCTTTTCCATAAATATCACGGTGGCCACAACACCTCCCAATATTAACATATCAATAAGGATTTGCCCGATTGAAATACCCTCAAACATCCAATTAATAATCCACAATACACCGGCAAGTAATAATGTGGCGGCGGTAACCGTTATAAGATTTTTGGCAATTTCCGCCCATCCGCCCAATACGTCATTTACACCAAATTGAACGAATTTTAATAATATTAACATACCAATGGTGATAAGAAGTAATCCGCCAAGACCCAACAAGGCCTTTCCAATATGTTTGGTATTTATCTCACCAAGTATATACAATACCCCTGTCAATAATAATAATGCACCGGATAATATCAATAACGATAACATTGGTTTTGTAAGGTCCTCCGGTTTAAGGAATTTACCTATCAGCCAAAATATTCCAATAACAATACCCATTATAAGGATGACCGCCCCAAGTCCAAGCATAATATCCTTGAAGTTTTCCTTTACCGTTAAACTTATAATTAATAATGATATTGCAAATGTAAGGAATACCGTTCCGATTAAGGACATAATTTTTAATGCATTATAAAGTCCATCCTTGAATTTCTTTTTATTCAATTCATCACAAATTTTCTTTATACTTGGAAGAACAAGCCAATCAAGCAAATTTATAAATCCATAAAATAAAAGGGAACCTAACGCCGCCGGTATTGCCAGCCATCCAAGAATAACCATTGTTGTGGTAATACTTACAACGACCGTTTTAAATGAACTCCAACTGTTTTCGTATTCCTTTTGTTTCTTTTCCCATTTTTTGGAGAATCCGTCCATTAATTTAATAACGGACTTAATGGTTTCAAATAATTTTTCAAACGTTGTCCCAACCAATTTGGATGCCAACCGGGTACTAATTGTTCTTTTACCTAACGCAATCATTGTAAAGGCAATATCCTTCATTGATGACATAATAACCGCAAGTTCCTTGAATACACCCCCGGTTCCCGGTTCGATCCATTTTTTCTCCTTCTTCTTTTGTTTATCCTTGACTATTTCCTCAACCACGGTATTCATAACCTTTTCGGATTTTATTTTGGACAAAAATCCTTTGTTATCCTTTATGATTTTATCCATCGCGGCGAATATATCCTTGAAAACAATTTGGAGTTCCTTCATATATAATGGCATTAAAAGTACGGTTTTCCAATCAACCAATTTTAACATTTCAATCACACCGCTTGTAATGCTTACAAATGGTGTTATAATGGAGGCAATATTTCCTTTTTCATCGAGAACGAATTTTCCCTGGGCGTCGCGGAGTGCAAGGTTTCTAACAAATTCATTTAACTCCGTTATACTTTGTGGATTAAATTCCTGCACCATTTGGGTAAGTACATCAACCGCCATCGACAAACTCGTGATTACCACCGGGAATGTTTTCCCAAAATCAAGCGCATCCTTTACAGTTACACCTTTATTAAATGTAGTCACCAAGTCCTTTATATTGGGCATCATTTTTTTGACTTGCGTAACAAGTTCGGTTATATCCTCGACCTTGGGTAGGTTTAAAGCCATTATGATTTCATATATTTTCTTTAATAATAAGGTTAAAAATATTTATTATAAAAGAAAATAATTTTCCGGGAAATGATTTGTTCGAAAATACAAATATTTAATTCGCAACCACTAATGGAAACCCAGCAAATAAATGAATTTTTTGGTTTGGCTTCCATATTTTTATTAATGTATTTTTCTGATTTTTTTGATAAAAAATTGGAAAAGGGTGAAACGAATACAGGTGGGGAAAGGAATGTGGATTTAAATGGTGCCGAAAAAATTGCGGGGTCATCAAAATCGGCAAAAAATACAAAAACAACCGATAATGCCGACTTTGAATGGCTTGCATCGATGTTTGCCGCTATGCAAAAAAATATGGACAAAGGTGACGAACTTTCGGATGAGGAACAAACCGAATATGACCTTATGACATCCGCGGTATTTGATGATAAGGGAAATATGCGGTCGAAGGAGGCACAGGAGGCCGCTTTAAAGGAAAATCCATATTTTAAAAACGCCGATGGTGAATTTGATGAGGAGAAATTTAATAAATTTAATAAAAATATAAACCAAAAATATAAAAAGGCGGAAAATGACGGTTCCATAAAGAAGGCGGAGGATGAGGCCTCAAAAATAACTCCGGAGGAACGCAAGGCCGCGTTGGATAAGGCAAAGGACCACGCCGCCGTTGTTAAGGAAACCGATAAACAAATCGAGGAGGAAATTAAATCATATTCCGAAAATAAGGAACAAAAGAAAAAGGAATTTGAGGATATGATTGACCCGGAAAAAATCAAAATCCGTAAGGAAAAGAAACAGGCGGAGATGGAAAAGTCAATCGCGGAAAAATTGAACGCCTCGAAAAAACCATACGATGACGCATTAAAAACATATACGGACGATTGGGGTGGTCCCGAAGGCCAGGGTGGTAAGAAACAATCCGAATTAAATGATATCGAAAATAAAATTGCCACCGAGACGGATCCAACCAAAAAGCAGGCACTTGAATCCCAACGTGATACATTGAAGGCCGAGAAGGAATCCGTTAAAGCGGACTTTGATAATAAGAAAAAGGCATTCGATGATGCCAACAAGGCCGCCGATAAAAAACGTGGTGATATTGAGAAAACCGTGGACAAGGAAATCGCCGATGAAAACAAGGAGGCCACGGAGGCATTGAAGGATTTTGATAAATATTGTAACGATAAGGTTGCCGAAATCCAAAAACCTGAATATCGTAAAAAGGTTATGGACGATAAGAAAAAGGAACAGGAGGCCAAGAAACAGGCGGAGACCCAAAAAGGTCAGGAGGGAGGAAAGGAACCGGGTGGAGAAAAAACCAATGAACCGAAAACAAATGATGACGATGAAAAATTAAAACAGTCATATAAGGACCTTTTGAAAAAACAAGGTAAATCCGATGAGGACATTGAAAATATTATGAAGGATATACCCGCGGATGCAACCGGTGAAGACCTTGAAGCCGCAATCGATGCAAGTGCGGAGGAAAACCATATTGACACCAACGACCTATATGATACGGATTCCGCAAAGGAGGAGGAAAGTGAGGAGGAGGTTGATGATGGGCGAGGTGGTAAAAAGAAGGTTAAAACCAAATTTAGAACCGTGAAGAAAAAAGTTGGTAAAGGTGTTAAATATGAACGTTGGAGTGAACAGTCAAATGAATGGCAACCGGCCACAAAGGATGACTACAAGGCCTGGAAAAAACGACAAAAGAAACAACAACCAACACCAAATGAGTCGTTAAAATCATTTATTGGCAGATTATTATTGGATTAAAAAAAATGAATATATATTATGAAAAGTTTAGTTGAAAAAATAATGGAAGGACAGAATCCTAATTTTGAAAAGGTGAATGATGTATATGTATCAATAGATGACTCACCATCGGCATCGAAGGAATACAATAAAAATAAGGAGATGGTTGATGGAATGGTTGATATATATACCCGTTATTTGGGTGAGTGGAAAGTTCCGGTTCGTATAACGGTTTCCGGTGTCGGGATTGCATCCATGGAACATGATAGCCGTAAAAATGGATTCAAAAAATTTAAAATGGACTTTTATGAATCCCCCGAATTTAAGGAACTTGAAAAGTTTGTAAAAACATTCGGTTATAAAGTTATTCCGGGAGTTACATGGGGTATAAATGTATCGAAATAATCATTTTAATATAACCAAAATAAAAGGTTTCCAATTAAATTTGGAAACCTTTTTTTATATATTAATATATAACCTTTAAAATTATGACAAAATTTCAATGGTACCTTTCGGGGTATTTTCCCCTATTTCAATTTTTTTGCCGTTGGATTCAAGTATAAATATGACCTCGTTGAAATCCACCCGGTAGTCAACAATGACACCAACAACATCCATAGGGAATAAACAGGAACATTTATAATGGACCTTTTTACCCTTCAAATATTCACCAAATATTTCCTTAAACGTTTTCATTAATCCCCTTCGTAGAGGTCTATTTTGGTTTGTAATTCAAATATGTGACGTTTAATGGCCGCAATATTCCGGTCGATATATTTACACGCAAATACACCCACATCCGAACATTGTTTTACCTTTTCCAAAGCATCCACCTCATTTTGATATAATTTTATATCATTTTGGATCTTATCAATATCAATTTGAGTCATAATAATATAATTTTTTTTATACCCAATACATTGTTTCATATAACTTGGAAGCCCAATTATGTAAGGCGGTATATATGAAATTTTTATGGCTATATGCCGTGCCATTAATAATATATTGATATGCCTGTTTTAATTGGAGTAGAATTGACCGTAAGGCCGCATCGTCCGTATTAACACAGGTACAATCGCAGTAATCCAAATTATTCAGATCAAGACGTGATTTTAATGGCAATCCGGCATTAAGTATACCATCAATGTATCTTATAATTAATTCACAAAATTCAACCTTTGAGGTCCAAAAATCGATGTTACTAAACACCTCAATCATTTTTCCATAAATGGCGTCCCGGTAAAGTGATATAGGGTCACAATTTTGGGTTCCAAGTGTGGCCAAACCAATCTTAATCGATGTTTGATTACATTTACAGGCCGATTTGATATCCGTAGGACGTGGAATGAATGCAAAATGTGTTAGGGCCATAATGGTGGCGTCCTCCATATTATTTGCATAATATTTTAACATCGTATCCGTTTCATAATCGTATCCGGATGAATCCGTTTCGTTATCATATACATCCTTCGCAAGTTTAATAAGTGACTCGGCCAACCACGTACGGAAACGTTTAAGGTCATCCAATGGAATTTCACCTACGTTATCATTTATGATTTGACATACGTTCATTTGATTATTTATACGCTCGGTGGCCATAATATCCACAAACGAGGAATATTCCTCCGTGTCGAGATACCCAACACCGGTTGGTATTTCATTTAACCTGGATGCCTCCACATATAGGTCGGGGCCCATATCATCGAAGTCAACCGCCCATTTGCAGTTTACCCACCAGCAGTATTTCCCTTTGTATTTATCATTAAAAACATTATCGTCCGGTTTTATAACGTCCTTGAATTTTATTATATTCATAATCCTATATTTTTTATATATAACTATCATATGTACCACCTTTTTGTGTAATGGCATATGTATTGTTATCCTGTTTTTTATTTTGATATTCCTTATATGTACGTTTTCCTACGGTTTCCGCACTTAAATTACGCAAATCCCTTACATTCGATGCATATTTATATTCAACAAATACCCGATGATTTGATTTATTATAAAGATCAAATATTTGTTGTATAATTTTTTCGGTAACCGAATTACTATCGCCAATAACCGAACCACTTCCAATTTTATCAGGATATGATGTGATGTTTGGTTTTGTAAGGTTTCCCAATAGCAAACATGCATCGGTATCCCCTGGAAAGTTTCCGGAGTGGAATAAAACCAATCCAAAAAGTCCTCCTGCGAGTGTAAATTGCCCGGTCCTATTATTCAGGTCACAAACACAAGGTTTTTCCGGTTGGGAACTTTTTGTTCTTTTAATAAGTGTTAACGGACGTTTGCCGGATGGTCTAAATTGAATTTTATATTTACCTGTTGGTATGGCGGTTTGTCCGTGAACCTTATAACTTTTAAGTTTAAATCCTGTTCCTTGAACAAATTTATTTGAAAGTGTTTTGCCATCCCAAATAAACCCCCTATCAAGGTCCTCACACGT